CTTCCAGGCACCTGGCTGCTTCCCCCCAAGCGGTCAGGTGTCTGGGACACCAAACAAAAAAGTTTCAAAATGAATTGTACTTTTGAAAAGTTACAAGGTATAATGGTTCTATGAGGTAAAAGCCTCAAGCAAAAACGACGAAGGGAAACACCATGGAAGATACGACGACCAAGGTTTACGGCAAGGCTCTTTACTTAGAGCTCGAGCAGTCAGGCAACACTAGCGTGCTGCAGCTGCTACTGACTCCAGACATGAAGTCACCAAGCGGTGCACACGTTCCGCTAACTCTGTACCGACGCAGACTCACTCCATCGAAGCCTCGTGCGACTTGGAATGCGTACTCGACATACGACAAGCCAAAGCTTGATGTAGACGGCAACTTCGAGGTCATCACCTCAAAGTCAGAAGCTCGAGATGTCGCAAAGCAGCGACTAGTCTTTGGAGAGAAGCTCTTCAACCAGATTATCGAGCACGGCTACTCGCTACGCAAGGCGCCAATCGTAGTTGAGATTGGTATCGACGACTTGGACGACCTTTGCGGTCACAAGACTCCGTACAGGATTCTTGCACGAGTCACCAGAAGCAGGAAGGTGCTCGGCTTTGCCGACGCACTAATCTAGAGACAAACGACGAAAGAAGGACATTATGAACCCAGTAGAAAATCTAAACAAGTTGTACGATGGTCTCAGCGAAGCCATCTACGCCACGGTTGTACAGACACAACACGAAGACTCAGCCAAGTCGATGGAAGCTTACATGTCGATGACCGGCATGCTAACCAAGAAGTCAGCGAGCAAGAAGGCATCGGCACCAGTGATTGAGGCAGAGACAATCGAAGGACTCTCGAAGTACGCTCGTCCAAATGGTGACTTCTACTTCGCACGAAAGTGGGGAGAGCACAACGACGTTGAGGTAGTTCGCAAGGCTCACAGCGCAGGACAGTTCGTACTTCTGTACGGAGCACCAGGCACTGGTAAGACTGCGGTCTTCGAGGCAGCGTTCGGTGACGACCTCTACACAGTACTTGGTACTGGCGACACTGAAGTCTCAGACTTCGTTGGTGGCTACGTCCAGAACACCTCAGGTGGATTCGACTGGGTAGATGGACCTCTCATCAAGGCTGCGGAAGAAGGCAAGCCGCTGCTAATCGATGAGATTGGTATCATCGACCCGAAGGTTTTGACTGTAGTGTACGGTCTGATGGATGGTCGTCGTGAACTTGCGGTGACTGCAAATCCAGAGCGTGGCACAGTCAAGGCGAAGGATGGATTCTTCGTGGTAGCTGCAACGAACCCGAACGCTCCAGGTGTGAACCTCAGTGAGGCGTTGCTATCACGATTCAAGATTCACAGCGAGATGACCACTGACTGGTCACTTGCGAAGAAGCTTGGCGTTCCATTCAACATGGTAGGTGCGGCGCAGAACCTTGCGAAGAAGCAGCAGACTGGTGAAGTCTCATGGGCTCCACAGATGCGCGAGCTGCTTGCATTCAAGGAACTAGCAGCGACATTCGGCACTAAGTGGGCAGTTCAGAACTTGCTTGCTCAGGCTCCTGAGATGGACCGTCCTGTGGTAGCAGACACTTTCACTCGAGTCTACGGTGAAGAGATTCGTCCAGCAAAAATCTAATAGAAACTCCGAGACGCTTTCTTCGTCGTTTCCGTCTCGGTGGCAGGATGTTTGCTTCGTCGTTTGCATCCTGCACGAGAGGGGGACTGTCGAGACTACTCCAGTCTCCCTCTCACAATTTAAACTTTTTTATAAATGATGTGTACTTTGCTTCAATTGCAAGGTATAATGGTATTAGAGACAAACGACAACAGGAGGTTCCCATGGGACATTTCAAGACAAGCGGTACACGAGCAGAGATGACTCAGCCATCATGGCTAAAGACTGGCGCACAGATTGGTGAGCTCGTAAACGAGTGGGCACACAGAGGAGACCTAGTAGTCTACCTTGGTCCTGGCGCTGGTGGACCAGCACCTGCAGCTTACAACCCTGCGCTAAGCGAAATCGAAGTCAACACCGATGCGGCCTTTGGAAAAGGCGTTGAGGCTGAAGTAGTTGGCGACCTTCGCGACCGCGATAACCAATACGACTGGCCTCGTGCCTCAGGTGCAATCTTCCACGAAGCTTGCCACGCTCGCTATTCACGCTGGTCGATGGAAGCTGCACACGGCTCACTAAGCAGCTCAGAGTTCGAAGCGCTACAGCTTCTTGAAGAAGGACGCATCGAAGGATTCGGTGTGAAGGCAACTCCTAGCAACCGTGAGTTCCTCCGCTCTTGCGCACTTGAAATCGTTCTAGGTGACCTCACCGAAGAAGGACTAAGCAAGGTCTCAACGATTCACGCCGGCGCACGACTAGCAGGACTAACTCTTGCTCGTGTCGATGCTGGTGTACTTGAGATGGATGACCTAGGTTCAGTGCCTGAACTTCTTGAGGCTCTGCTAGGCAAAGACTTGCTCAAGACTCTACGCGGTCTCTGGAACGAGATGCAGATGCACGATGAGCACTACGACATCACTCCGATGTACGATGTTGCACGTCGCTGGATTGAAGCCATCCGTGGCGCGCAGACTGAGAAGGGCGAAGAGACTCAGGAGAGCGTCGAGCAGCAGATTCAGGAAATCCTTGAGGCTCTAGCCGACGCGGCAGGCATTGCAGAGATTGCGGCAGCAGGAGAACTAGCCGAGCAGCAGATTAGCGAGCAGTGGGTCAGGATTGCAAAAGGTCGCGGCGCAGATTCTGCCGAAGAGCAGTCACACAAGAACATTGCTGACAAGGTCTTCGTCGAAGGCGCGAAGGACGAAGTAGGCTCTCGCACTAGGTCGAGACTTCAGTCGAAGCGTCAGCCGACAGCTCAAGAGCGTGCGGCAGCCGTAAAGCTAGGGCAACTATTCGACAAGGCTAAGTACCGCGAGCGCTCGCAGACAGAGATTCACTCTGTGACTCCTCCAGGACGTCTACGTACTCGTGCACTCGTTCAAGGTGCTGCACTCAAGTCGAAGGGCTTGATGACTCAGACTGAGCCATGGCGTCGTACGCAGCGTAAGCACACCGACAACCCGCAGCTCAAGGTCGGCGTAATGGTTGACATTTCAGGTTCTATGGGTGCGGCGATGGAACCAATGGCTGTGACAGCATGGGTTCTCTCTGAGGCAACCAAGCGCGTCCAAGGACGTGCGGCGATGGTCTACTATGGTCAGGACGTCTTCCCAACTCTAAAGCCAGGTCAGAGTCTTCCTGAGGTTCAGGTTTACTCAGCACCAGATTCGACTGAGAAGTTCGACAAGGCATTCAAGGCTCTAGACGGTGCGATGAACTTCTTGCACGGCGACGGCGCTCGCTTGCTCGTCATCGTAAGCGATGGCCACTACACAAGCGAAGAATGCAAGGCTGCGGCTCAGTGGATTGAGCGTTGCCACAAGTCAGGTACTGGAGTTCTTTGGTTGACCTATGACGACGTGACTGCGGCTCAACGCTGGGTCAAGAACAATGGTGAGGTCGTCTACGTTAGCAAGGACTCAGTCGATGCGGCTCAGAAGATTGGAACGGCGGCAGTCAAGGTGTTGGCAAACGCCTCGGCTTCTCGCCGATAATCTTTCCAAAAAGTTACCATAAAATGAAGCAAACTTCATAAATACAAGGTATAATGGTTATAGATGGAAATCTAAACGACGAAAGGAATCACTATGGCTCAAGACACGATTCAATGCTCACGATGCGAAGAGACCAAACTCATTGGTGAGTTCAGCAAAAACGAACCAGGCGAAATCCCTTGGTGTGACGATTGTGAAGGCACATGCAGAATGTGCGGCACTCAAGACCACAGCGAGGAAGAGCTCGAGCACGGTCTTTGCTACAGCTGCTGTGAGTACATCGATGAGCAGGCCGAAGAGGAGGACAACTAATGAACGCATTCTTTGAGTTCCTCAAGTGGTTCATCAAGCTTTCACTTGCGGCTACTGCAATCACCTTTGCTGTCATCGCCGCCTTCGTGCTTGGCCTAGCAGCAAAGCGCCGAGCTAGAAAAGCGGTGAGTGATGACCAATGAAGCCATGACCATCGTTGCGGTAGGAGTCATAAACACGATTCTAGGCTTCATCGCAGGACGCAGGTCGAAGGCCACATTCTCAGTTGAGAACAGGGCAATAGACTACACAGTTGACATTGACGTACATCCAGGCAAGCAGAAGCTTGTCATCAAGCGAATCACACCAAAAGACAAACCATAAACTTTCCAAATGAAGTGTACATCTGCTTCAATACAAGGTATAATGGAACCAAGAAGTAAATGACAAAACGACGGAGGACAGCATGAACAAAGAACTAACTTCACCAGCTTACGCAAATGCAGCCTACGGTCCTTGGACCTTGGCAATGCGGCTAGTCGAGATTCGTAAAGGCGAACCAGGCTGGCGAGTTCAGGTGGAATCACCGAACTATAAGTACGGCACTGTCACAGTGATGACATACAAGAACTACGATGAGGCAGCCAAGCGATTCAACGAGGTTGCGGCAGACATCGACCTTTCAGTGACTGCAGAGACAGAGCGCAAAGTTACCTGCTCTTACTGCAAAAAGGAACTAGGCCAAGACGCGGCCTTCGCTGAGGTTCTGCCTCACCGCGCCTACGACATTGCGTACTGCGGCTGCAGAGGATGGGACTAATGAGTAAGAAGTTTACGGTATCACGCCAACTCTCGGTAAATGGAAACCCACCAATAAAAATCACCTACCGATACCAAGTGTCGGCAGAAACTCCAGAGGAAGCGTGCGGCATCATCGCAGGCGACTGGAGTATCTCACTATCTAAGTTCAACAACTACCCACAAGACCTAACATCAGCCGACGTCATCAGGTTCGTTGGCGACTACGCAGCAGAGGAAGTGCAAAATGACTAAAGACGAACTACTAGCAAAAATCCAAGAAATCTGCCCAAACGCTATTCTCGTAAAAACCGAAGATGGCGGCGAAGAAATCTGTATCGCCACCGGCTTAGTTGAGTACAGCGAAGGCAAAGAACTAATCTCTATTGAGGACTACAACCCAGAACCTGCAGGCAAAGCCAACCAAGAGGCTCACTACTTTGCGGAAGACGGAAACTACGGTGATGCAAATAATCTAACCATCATCGAGACCTCTAGCTGGAACGAGAACGACTGGGAAGAAATCGATGAGACCCCAGACTGGGACCGTCCAAGAACTGCAAAAATCATCAACAACAAGTACAAGAAGAACTAAGGAGAACCCATGTCACAGTTTGCGGCAATCATGTCAACCGATGGTGCGGTACAAGTTGTACCATTCGTCGACAACCAACTAAGAACCCTGCAAGACGCGGTTGGAGGTTACGTCGAGGCAATCACGCTAGCACCAGACCTCATCATGTGGGTCAATGAAGATGGCAAAATGACTAAGCTTCCATTCAACCAAGCGGCTACATCTATTTTCATCAAGCATCGCGGAGGCTCAGACTACATCGTTGGTCAGGTCGTCTTCACTGGAGGCAACGATTCTAATGGAGACACACTTGGAATCAGCGAGGTCCAGATTCAGCAGCTCAAGACCTATGCGGCTATGTCGAAAGTCGACTAAAAACTTTTTCAAAAAAGTTTCAAAATAAGTGTACTTTCTGAAGCAAAGCATGGTATAATGGTATTACGGCGAAAGCCTCAAACGACAAAATGAAGGAGTCAACATGACTACTAACGAAAACAGCAAGATGAAGACCATCACAATCACCACCGCAGCCATCGACTTCGGCGACTGGAAGCTGGAAGCTTCAGGACAACTAGAAGAGTTCTACGACTGGAGATTCGAAATGAGTTTCAAAGGCGTAATCTCAAGCAGAGACTGGACAACTAACGAGTACTTCGGCGACCAGGAAGAACTCGAAGAGTACATGTGGGAAGAAGTCCAGCGACTAAACAAGAAGTACTCTTCATGTGTCTTCACCGAGACCACCGAAGAAGTCGAAAACGAAGACTACGAAGAAGACGAGGAGTAGACCATGAGCGAAAAGAAAATCTACAACTTCAGGTTCGACGTGGTCGAATCGTGGAAGGCCTCGTTCGAGGCGAGTAGCGATGAAGAGGCTGCGGCACTCTACAAGCAACTAGTTGATGGCGACATCAATGGCGACGAACTTCCTGAGTATTTTGAAAGTAACAAAGGCATTGACAACGAGTACTACGGTCTCGAGGATGCGGCAGGAAACGTAATCCAAGTCGAGGACGACTAAACTTCCAAAAAAGTTTTACAAATCTGTGTACATCTGAAGCATTACAAGGTATAATGGTATTACTAGGAAAATCTAGTAACGACGAAATGAGGAACTTATGAACAAATACACAATCAGACGTTTCATTGCAAGCATTATCACCGTACCGCTAGCCTATGTAGGTTACTTGCTACTTTGGGTAGTTCTCATTGGGCTAGGTGCGGAAGGACGATTCTCTGACTTTCAGATGAACCTTCCTTACATCGCGTTCGCTTGGGTTCTTGGTTGGACACTGATTCCAGACATTGAACGCTTCATGGCGAGACGCGAAGACCAGCGTGACTAAGCGGCAGCCGTTCTATGAGCGCGGCTACCGCAAAGTCAAGGAAGCCATGTACGCAGCCACTGAGGTGGCAAACCGTGGTGGCTTCCTTGGCTGGCTAGGTAGAGCAACCTATCTGGCCATCTGGTCGACAATGCTCATAATCATTTGCACCATCTGGCTGCTCACATTGGGTGGCAAACTAATCAAACAAGACAATGACACTAAGGAGTCAAAATGACTGAAGAAATCAAAACCACTGAGCCTGCAGCAAAAATCAAAAAGGTTCCAGTAAAGAACCGAACCAGAACCGAAACCGTTCCAAAGCTTGGACCTGGTGTCGAGCTTCCTGCAGGATACGTTCCTGCCTACTACCGTAAGCGTCACGGCCTCTTGGTCCTTCGCACGGCTGAGCAGAAAGACTACCTAGTGTTCAGCATCAAGACTGGAGAGTTCGTTTCAGTTCGCAACACCCGAGAAGCTTCAAACCTCATGGCAGCGATTGCAAGAGGCTTAAAGAGCCTTTCTACAGCGGCCTAATGATAAAGTGGTCTAATCCTGAAGTCGATAATCAGGATTAGGGAGACCGGACAATAAACAGCTAAGTACTAACGCAAGGAAAGGTAGGCTGCTAAATGAAATGGTTATCAACACTAGTATTCGTATCGGTGGTTGTTCTTGGAGGAAACTATCCAGAAACACCAGCAGACGCGGAGGTCCGAACGCCTAGCGGCGTAAAGGTCATCGCTAATGAAACCGAACCGAAGACGTTCTTCCAAGAAGTTTTGGATGGAGATACTTCCAAACCAAAAACTTTCTTAGAAAACCTGGCCGAAAGAAAGCAAACGCTTCTTGAACAGGCTGCGGAAGAACAGGCTCAGCGAATACAAAACACATTGGAAATGCGGAAGACACTCCAAACCCTTAGGAAAACTGCTGGACGTACTTGGTATGTCTATAGTGGTGTAACTCCTCAGGGTTGGGATTGCTCTGGGCTTGTTTACTGGACGTATCAGCAAATAGGTATCACGCTGAAACATTCAGCTACTGCGCAATCAAAGGCAGGAACACGCACCACAGATCCGATGCCAGGAGACATAGTAGCTTTCCACTACGGGAACAAGGAATCTTCGTTCCACACTGGAATCTACCTAGGCAATGGAAAGTTCATTCATGCTTACCGACTCGGTATGCGGACAGTGATTGATTCAGTTGCGGATGTGTCCGAAGGAAACGGAAATGCCAAGGTTACATACACCCGGATTATCGACCAGGAGCCTTCACTTCCGTAGGTAGTGAGGAGTGCCGTCAACTATTTAGGTAGTTGGCGGCATTCTTCATTTGCGCGGCAGAAAAACTTTTTTAGAAATCTTTAGAAAATGTGTACGTTTGCTTCAAATACAAGGTATAATAGTCTTATCAGGAAAACCTGATGCAAACGACAAAAGGAGATTCACATGGCAACTACAAAAGACATCGCAACAGTAACCGTCACAGTAACCGACATCCACACCGGCGAAGAGATTCACCCAGTCTATGAAGCTTACGGCTACGAGAAGTTCCAATACTTCGTCGACTGGTACAAGGAAAACCTTGGCGAAAATAAAATCGCACGAGTAAAGGGAATCGCCTACGAAGATGGAAACAGCATCGTTGTAGCAAGCGAGTTCGTTGGGGCGAAGATTCCAGCTATCTTCTAATCGCTCATAAAGTCTCCCTAGGCGAGGTAGGATTCTTCTATCGAACCTAGGGAGATTTTTTATGTCGATTCACAAACCTCGTTACGCACCAGAAATCACTGACACTTCAGGTTGGTTCCGCAACCTCTCTACCGACAAACTGCATTGCGGCCTGTGCCTACCTGCTTCTGTTGCGTTGGTGCGGCAGGCTGAACCGATGCGTAGGTACTTGAACACAAAGCTTGGAGACTTCTACGTTCTGCAGTCTTTCCAAATCGAAGGACTCGCTCCAAAAGAAATCGAAGAGCATAAAGCCTGTGCGGAGTAGTTTAGTTAGAATCAAAACTGACTAAAGGAAAAATAATGACAGCTAGACTTCAAGCACGCGAACTTATACTGATGGTCCTTATGGTTGAGGATTCACAAGGTTGGAACATTCGTGGCTTCACAACCGAACAGCTCAAGGAACTCTACGACGCGATTGAGCTTGCGGACTTTGGCCGAGGTTCTAAACATCTCAATAAGCTGAGAATCAGAGTCATAGGTGAACTACTCATCCGCGGTGAAGTAACGTACAAATAAACCGTTACCAAAATCTTATAAAAATCTTTCGTAAATAGTGTACTTTTTGCTTCAATACAAGGTATAATGATTATGTGGTAAAAACCACAAACGACGAAAGGACACATTATGGCTGGAAACTTTTTCATTGAGACTATTACAAAGCTAGCAAAGTGCGACGAGGCTGAGGCAAAAATCATTCTTGAAGTAATCGACAATGAGGCGCTAGTTGAGAGTTGGTCAAACGGAACTAACCGCGACTTCAAAATCGCAATCAACTATGCACGCATGTACATCAACAACGGCTTCAGCTGGGAATAGGAGAAATCATGAGTGATAACTATCCAGAGGGTTCGATGCGGGGTTCAGGAATCTACGCGAAGGAAGTCTCGTATGACGAGTTCGATTGTGAGAACGAGGAGTGCGGCAAGACTAACGAGGCAGGTGACACGGTCACCGATGACTGGGGAAACTACACCATCGAGTGTGAGTTCTGCGGTTCGACTTACCGAGAGTCTTCGCTAAGTGAAGACCGAGACGATTACGAAGCAGACCGAGACGACGACCGTGACTCGTATTACGATGACTAAGAGGAGAGAATCATGAGTGACCTAAAAAACTTACAAATACTAAATGCTGACTTCCACCGAAACGGAGTAGGCGGCGCGCCATTCAAAGTTGCGCTAGTCGACGACCCGAGTGATGGAGACGTGAAGCTCGTCATCATGTTTGAGGAACGCTACCACACTGCGGTGCTTTCTCTAGACAAGCTGATTCAGAACGAAGACATCGAGTTCGGTTCGAACTCCTATCGCGGAGACCGTTTCGATGACGAACTTCGACCTGAGCTTTGGCCTCAAGATGGTGAGGAGTAATCATGGACGTTGGACTAATCATTGGCATTGTGCTTGGACTAATCATTCTTGTAGGTCTGGTGTTTGCGGCTTTCGTAGCCATTACTCTGCTAGAGGCAGCGTTTAGCGGCTTCAATGAACTTGAGTATGACGATGAAGACGATGACATTCTAGACGAGACCAACCACATCCGCCCACTACTTGGTGTCGTTCACCCGAAGGAGAAATAATGAGACTATTACTTGCTCGCCTACGCGAACTAGTTTGGCCTGCGGTAATTGCTGCGGTGCTTGGACCACTAGCCATAATCACTGCTATTGTGTCACCTGATTCTGTTGCTCTAGTCATGGCATTAGGTTCGACAGCAATCACCATGGCTACATTGGCAAATCGCGCATAAAACCAAAAAACCAAAACGTTATAAAAACTTGTAAATGAAGTGTACATTTGCAAAATAATAAGGTATAATGGTTACATGCAGCAAACAACAGCTGCGGAAACGAGGACAAAATGACGATGCTAACTTTCTTTGAAGCTTCACCAAAACAGATTCAATTCATCACCGACCTAATCGACAAGAAGAACCTTGGCGAGACGGCACGAGCAGTAACCGTTCTAGCAAAGATTGCGGACAACAAGCTTGACAAGCAGGAAGCTTCTAAGCTTATCGACGAGCTCATCGTTGCAAAGCCACTAGTAACTGCAACTTCAACCATGTCTGCGGCTGGCAAGTTGCAGAACCTTCTAGGAGAAGTTCCAAAGGCGAAGTATGCAGTTCCGATGGATGAAATCGACCTTGCTATCGATGAAAACGTGAATGGCGACATTCTTTTCGTTGAAGTACGTGAGTACATGAATGTGCTTTACATGCGTCGACTACACGGTTCACCAGGAAGCTTCAACCGCTCGAAGCTCAGTTTCAAGGACACCGAGTTGCTAATCAACTTGGTCAAGAAGAACCCGCTGAAGTACACTCAGCTCTTCGGTGAAGTTCACAGCTGCTGCGGTAAGTGCGGTGCGGAGTTGACCGACCAAATCAGCCGAGACCTAAAGCTTGGTCCACGCTGCCGCAAAGAGTTTGGATTCAAAATGTAGTTGCGTACGCAACTCACGGAAGGCGGGGGAAGTTCCTCCGCTTTCCACTTTCAATTGACAAAATGACAAAAAGAAAAGGAGTGATGCCCTATGTGGATTTTCACCGAAACAGGATTCATCAGCGCAGTAGCGCACCGAGACGACCAGCGATTCATGATGGTCCGAGCACGAGACAAGCAGTCGCTTGAAGAGCTAGCGCTCATGTCTCAAACCGAAATCGAGTATTCACCTAATGCGGATTACTCATGGAGAACCGTAGTCCACAAGCAAGACCTTTACGGATTCATGGAGAATGCAATCTCGGCAGCGGACTATGACAACTTCAAGAACAGAGTTTACAAAACTCGAGGTAGCAGGTTCGTTGAGGCTTTGCACCACGTTTGGGAAATCATGCACAACGTTGAAGACGAAGCTGCAAAGAAGCGATGGGCTCGTGCGGCATACGAGGACGAGCTAGCGAATGAGTACGAACCTAAGCACTAGCAAGTCTGCGGCTAAAGTTATAGCCGTCTTCTTGCTGCTGTGTCTGCTGTTTGCACCTTCGCGCTCAAACAGAGAGGCTGAGACTGAGGTAGCTGTAAAACCAAGCCAGATACCTTCGGTCTCTGCCACAGCAAAAACCGATCTATCCTTGCTAAAGCTCAAACCTGCTCCTGCCCCTAAAGCTTGGTTCGCAGGGAAAAAGATTCTTTCCTCTCGCGAGCTATCGTATCTGCTGTATCAGGCAGGATTCAGAGGAAAAGAACACAGGCTTGCTTGGATCGTTGCTATGGGCGAATCAACAGGAAGACCAAAGTCTTTTAATGGACATTGTTGCCATGGACTTTTCCAAATCAACATGGCTGGAGCACTAAAAGTCGACAGGATGCAGAGATATGGGTTGAAATCAGTTGCGGAGCTCTACAATCCACTGGTGAACAGCAGGGTTGCTTTCAAGATGTCAAAGAAAGGCACTAACTGGTCAGCTTGGTCAGTAAATCCACACAAGAGGTCAGGGTCAGAATACCCTGGAATCGTAACTCGACTGTCAAAGTAACAGGTAAAATAATCAACATGACTGAAGAAAACCTAAATCCAGAAGAAATCGTTGCAGAGGTAGAAGAAGTTCTAGCCCCTGCCGAGGCCCCTGTCGTAGAACCTCTAGCTGAAGCTGCGGTTGAGGAAGTAAAGGTAGCAGAGGTAGCAGAGGTACCAGCCCCAAAGCCTGCGCCTGCTAAACCTGCACCTGTAAAGCAAGAACAGAAGTACGCGGCCCCTATTGCTGTTACTCTAGATGACATTGCAAATGCACAACCTACTCCTGCTGGCCCTGCAGTTGTGAGCAACAACGAGGTTGATGATGTAGTTTTGGCAAAAATCATCTACAAAAACCTTTACGCACGCAAGAGCCTAAGTGTTCACCACGTACAGCGTCGACTTATTGAGCTTGGTTACACAGAAGCTGGTAAGGATAAAGACGGTTACTACGGTGACCACACCAAATCAGCTGTTACACGCTTCCAAGGCGAGAACAAGATTGAAGGTAACGGCATGGCAGATGCTAAAACCTTGACCCTTCTCTTCACTGGTGACCCAAACGTAAACCTAGTCCTCTAGTTAGGACAAGAGGAAAGCGCCTGCTTGATTGCGGGCGTTTTCTATTTGGCCGATTACGCGGCCTAGTGTACAATGACCATAAGACGGAATAGGAAATAGGAATCGTATGGCTAAAAGCATAATGGAGCAACTAGCGCTCCTGCCTGAAGACGAGAGAAACCTCATCCTTTCTGGCATGGACCCTGAAACTTTGCTTTGGGACTGGTCAGTTTGGGGCCGCCCTGAGCAGCAACCTCCTGAAGGAAACTGGAACGTTTGGCTTGTGCTTGCAGGTCGTGGCTTTGGAAAGACCAGGCTCGCATCCGAATGGGTTCGAGAGGAAGCCAAGTACACAACTACGGGCCAGAGACGATTCGCACTAGTTGCACGTACTGCGGCCGACGTTCGTGACGTTATCGTTGAAGGTGAATCCGGTATTCTCAATGTTACGCCGCCTTCTGAAAGACCTCACTATGAGCCATCTAAGCGCCGTTTGACGTGGCCAAATGGAAACACTGCCACGTTGTTCACAGCTGATGAACCAGACTCTCTACGTGGTCCACAGTTTACTCACGCTTGGGGTGATGAGGTTGCAGCTTGGAGACAGACCCCGGATGCTGCGGGCATGACGGCCTGGGATAACTTGCGTGTTGGTACACGTCTAGGTCAGTATCCTAAACTTCTCGTGACCACAACACCTAAGCGTGTGCCGATCCTTTACTCACTTCTCAAGGAAGCCGAGAAAGGCGAAATCGTAAAGGTTACTCGCGGATCTACACTAGACAACTCTGGAAACCTCTCGAGTGCGTATCTTGACACCATGCTTGGAATCTACGAAGGAACTGCACTAGCAAAGCAGGAGCTTTACGGTGAGATGTTGAGCGATGTTGATGGTGCGATGTGGACAGAGGAAATCGTTGAAGCATCCAGACAAATGGCACTTCCTCCTGCAACTCCATTACGTCTTATCGGTGTCGACCCGTCTGTTGCTGAGAATCCTAAAGATGAGTGTGGAATCGTGGTTGTATCTTCGACTGCGGACGGCGACTTGTATAAGCGACAGGCATGGGTATTGGAAGACGCCTCTGTCCATGGTTCTCCGACTGTTTGGGCTCAAAAGGTTGTGGACATGGCCAGGAAGTGGGGATGTCCTGTGGTCGCTGAAGTCAACCAGGGAGGTGCGTTGGTGAAGAATGCGATTCACCAAATTGACCCAACTGTTACGGTCCTTGAGGTTCACTCGAAGCAGGGAAAACAGCTACGCGCGGAACCGATTACACTTGCCTATCAACAGGGTCGAGTCCATCACGTAGGCTATCACGTTCATTTGGAATCGCAGATGTATTCATGGATACCAGGCGAAGGAAAGTCTCCTGACCGAATCGACGCCCTTGTCCACGCCCTTACCGCGCTGCTCATCAAACCTCCTGCGGGCTTCTCAGGTGGGAAGATTACGGCCAGGTCTCAGAGTCACAGGCGCTTGGACTTGGGCCGCGGAGGTGGAAGCAAATCAGGAGGCGGAGGAATCTTCCGGACTCGTTAGTCAGGTTAAAAAGAAATCGCCCTCTTTCGAGGGCTTTTTCTTTGTGCGGTTACTTGTTTACTTCAACTGCGCACGGATAGACTTTCACGTCTCGTGACCAAATCCAAGGTTCGTCGTAACCGTTCTCCTCTGACAAGTCGTCGTTGAAGTTTTGTTCTGCGGTCGCTAGGTCTGGTTCTTCGTAGTAGACGTCACTGAACTTTCTTGCCTTCTGCAAGTCGCTGCAACCTACGCGGTGGCAAGCGTCCTGTCCAGATAGTTCGCGGATTACTGCTACGGCCTTTGAGTTTACTTTTACGTTTACGTCCATTTGAATCTCCTTCGTCGTTTATCAAGTTATCTTGATAGTTCTATTATACCTTGTAAACTGAAGCAAATACACCATTTTCGCAAACTTTTTTCAAAATCTTTTTACGGCTATTTCGTGCGGCTTTTGACTGCGGACGTGGCTTTCTCATGACCTACTGAATCGATGCCTGAAGCCTCATAGACGCGCTAACGTTTCTGGCGAAGATGTCTAAGTATACGGGCAAAAGAAAATCGCCCACGTTTCCGTGAGCGACTCTCTTAGATTCGGACTTACACTGAGTAAGCAACCACGTAACCAGTCTCGACCTTGTCCCACATTTTCTGCTTTGCGGTCCATACAGCTGCGTTTTCGTTTGCGGCGTAGATTACCGAAGTCTGACGAGATGGCTTCTCTGCCATTCCCCAGCTGAAAGTAACCTTAGTTCCTTCTACGGTAATCTCGTAAATCTTCTTCTTGCCGTTGATTCCACGGTTGCCGTCTGAGTTCTTTAGAAGTGCCCACTTTTGAATGTTCATAGTTGTCTCTTTTCATTTCGTCGTTTATCAAGCATTTGCTTGATAAGACCACTCTACCACAAAACTGAAGCGTTTTTTACCAATTTGCTTCAATGTTACCAATTCGTTATAAAGTCTCTTTTCTAGCCCTTGCGGACACCACTTCATTGACTCGTGGCTTCATAGTCTCTGCGGACAAAGAAAAAATCGCCCACTTTCGTAGGCGACTTCTTCGAGAACCTTTTACTCTTGCTCAAACTTGTTGACGCAACTAGAACCAACTTCAGCATCAAAGCCTGAGTATCCGCCTAGTGCGTTGTACTCGTCAACAGTTAGCAGCTCGTCGTTGTCGCTTAGAAGAATCGTTCTTGGATTCTTTCCAAGAGGCTTGTTGCAAACAAAGCATCTGTCGCTTCCTACAGACCAGTCATCGTTGTACTTGACCTTGTCACCAAACTTGTATTCAACTGTAGTGCTCATTGTGTCTCTTTCTTTCGTCGTTTGTCAAGTGTTTACTTGATGTAATCATTATACTACAAACTGAAGCAAAAACTTACACATTGTGACACATTTGTGACACGTTATCTAAATGTTACTTATCACTTGACATCACTCTAAGCTCTCACTACTTCTACTCAGAGTCAACGCGCTCACTAGTTCATGAGCCTCGCGCGCGTCGTCTCCCACCGGTCCAGGGACGCAACTAATGCGTGTCGAATAGAAAAAGTCGCGGCCGCATAGGCACGCGGGCCCGAAACGTTTCGCGCAGCGGTCCAAAGTAACCACTTCCTTCCTGGACTCCAAAAGCCATCAGCGCTAAGGTATCATCTTCCTCCTCTGTACAAGTTTCTTCCGGCCTCGTGTACACTTCCCTGTCGAGGTGTACAATGAAGGTATGGTAAACGTAGAGAGACGCCCGGCGAGAGGGCAAAGTCTTCCAGGGCACGAAGTAACCTTGCTGCACTCGCTCAGCGGGAAGGCGCTTCACCAGCGCTGCGCGCTGTTGTTCTCACAGGGCTGGACGCTGCAAACTATTGGTGAGTCGTTGAATCCTCCTCGGCCTCGGTCGACGGTTCACGTTTGGGTAAACGCCCAGCTCCCAAAGATCGACAAGACCGACCCGTCTTCGCTCACGGCTCCGACGCCGACGTATCAGGAGCGTGTCGCCCAGAAAGCACCCCGGCCAAAGCGCGTTTCTCCGGGGATTCCAGAAGATGCTCGACGCCGTATCGGTGAGCTAGCGCCAACCGCTAGAAGGTACCGCGCCAGAGTTGCGCCTCTCAGCCAGCCAGCGTTGGCAAACGGTGAGTTGTCACACATCTGCAAGACTCTGTACTCTTCAGGTGTGACCATTCGTGAGCTGGCAAACGCTGCCGGCGTCACTTACCGTGCTATGGCAAGACGCCTAGGCCGTCCATCTGCACAGCCAAAGAGAAAGAAGTAACCACATGAGGATTCTCCAGGACATCTTCCCGGCGGTCATTTCAATGACAACGACCCAGCCGACTGAAAACGCGCCTCTTACGGCAAAGAACCCAGCCACCGCCCTAGCCGCTCACAAGGTTGACCGTGCCAGAGTAATCGTTACCGATGAGCGAATCATTGTTGCACTTGATTCTCCAGAAGGTCCTACGGTTATCTTCAACCAGGCTTACGACCCAGAAACCGCTCTACGTTCTAAGAACAGAAACACAGATTCATTTGTAACCACCAAAAACGAACAACCGATCTACGTTGCCTACTCACGCTACGACGACTGCTCATGTGGTTCTCGACTACGTGGCTGGAACCCGTTCGGCAGTGTCACTTCATCTGCATCGATAAAGGACTAACAAAACCAAATGACCGACATAAATACACTTCTAAACCCGGTTGCTCTAATCGTCTTAGCCCTGGCCGTGTTCAGGATTACCCGCTTGATTACGACTGACCACATCTTCGACAACCCGCGCAATCGCCTGTTCGACCGCTTCCCACCTGACCGCTCCTGGTTCGGTTATCTGTTCAGTTGCAACTGGTGCATGTCGATTTGGGTCGCATCACTTGTCACAGTTTCGTATACAATAATTCCAACGGTTACCATAGCGTTTTCATTGATTCCTGCTCTGAGTGCCGTTGCCGCAATCATAGCCGCACGTTTTGATGACTAGTACCGCTAGTACAAACCGTTCCGTTATTAGAAGACAAGGAGCCAGCCTACATGGCAGTATTTAGGCGCGACGATAACCAGAGCTCATCACGCTCTGCTCAGCCGCAGTCCCAGCCACAGCGCTCCATTGTTGGTGGCATTTCAAGCAGTTACATGCCAGTGCAAGCTGCGCCTTTCAATTCTCCTCGACCGCTTACAGCAGCGGCCGCCCAGCTAAACGTTGCCGACAAGGGTGAAGCCGAGCGCTTCAGAGCAAGACGTGCGTCCGGCGTCAACGGCTGGCAGCAAGAAGCCTGGGAGTACTACGACGCTATCGGCGAAATCAAGTACGCTTTTAACCTTGTTGCATCAGTCGTTTCACGTATCCGTCTTTACGCTGCAGTTATCGACAACCCTGCTCAGGCACCTTCACCAATCCGTGACGTTGCCTCAGTTGACGACCGTCTAAGCGCTGCAGCCGAACGTGCACTAATCCGTCTTGACTCAGCATACGGCGGCCAGGCAGGCCTTCTACGTGACGCTGCACTAAACCTTTCTGTTACTGGTGAATGCTATCTAGTACAGATTCCAGCTAGAGCAGGTCACGGAGTTCCTGAAAGCTGGGACATCCGCTCTGTTGACGAGCTTCTGCTCGACCAAAAGGGAAACTACTTCATTCAGTCACGTCGCGACTCTTCAGGTATGTCAGCTGGCTCACAGACAGCAAACAAGCCTGGCAACGTACTTCTACCTAAGGGCGCATTCGTTGGTCGAATCTGGCGTGCGCACCCTCGCTACTCTGAAGAAGCGGATTCGAGCCTACGTGGTCTTCTAGACCTTTGTGCTGAGTTGCTACTTCTAAACCGTACCTTCCGTGCAACTGCGCGTTCCAGGCTGAACGCTGGCGCTCTCTATCTACCAGACGGTCTATCTGTTGCAGCAGGGCCGGACACTAACTTCCCGTACGATGTCGATGGTCAGTATTCAGACCCGACTCCAGAAGAGTTGCAGGACGAGTTCGAAGACCAGCTAGTAGATGCAATGACCACACCGATTCGTGATGAGGAGTCAGCTTCAGCTGTTGTTCCTCTGATTATCCGTGGTCCTGCTGAGCTTGGTGACAAAATCAAGCAGTTCAAGTTTGAGCGTTCATTCGACGCTAGCCTAGTGCAGCGTGCAGACCGAGTCCTAGAGCGTATCTTGCAGGGTCTAGACGTTCCAAAGGACGTTGTAACTGGTCTTGCAAACGTAAAGTACTCAAACGCTTTGCAGATCGATGAGGCACTTTACAAGGCGCACATCGAACCTCTAATGCTGCTTATTGCAGATGCCATCACAATCGTCTACCTACGTCCTTACCTAAAGGCTAACGGGTTCGATGAGGCAGCTGTCGACCGTATCGTTGTTTGGTTCGACCCATCACAGGTAGCGACTCGCAATGACCGTGCAGCAGATGCTGACTCTGGCTTCGAGAAGATGGCTATCTCGTTTGAAACCTGGCGCCGCGCGCACGGTTTCGCCGATGCAGATGCACCAGACGCCAAGGAAATCGCACTACGTCTTCTGTTCGAGAAGGCAGCAATCTCTCCAGACCTTACAGAGTCCATGCTTGGTGCTCTTGCTCCTGAGGTTATGGATGCAGCTCGTGCTGCAAGCCAGGCAGCTAACCCAGCGCCGATGCCACAGAACATTGCTGATGCACTATCTGGTATGCCAGCCGCACCAGCAGCGCCTACCGAACCTACACAGGAATAAGGAACATAAATGTACGAGGAAGAAATATACGTCGGAGACGACATGCCAATCGAGCCTATGCAGCCAGCCGGCAACGAGCTTCTAGCCGGCGAGCTAACTAGACTACTAGGCACCACAGTTGTCTTCAAGTTTTTTGTCCAAGGTGCTCACTGGAACGTAAAGGGTAAAGACTTCAACGAGTTCCATGACTTCTTTGGTGAGATTTATGAAGATGCCGAAGAGGCAACAGACGAGCTGGCTGAGCTTATTCGCCAGCTTGACTACGACGCACCATTCATGCTGCAGGACCTTGCGATGGTTTCACAGATTCAGCCACAGCCGTGCGAGAGCGACTGCGTATCGTTTACTCAAGAAATCGCAAACTGCAACTTGGCCATCATCGAATGCTTCAAGAAGGCGTTCGACTGCGCTGCTAACGTTTGCAACGAACAGGGTATTGCAGACTATCTTGCAGGGCGTATCAACGCACACATGAAACTAGCGTGGAAGCTTCGCGCAACGCTGCACGGCACTTACTAACCAAAAGAGGCACTCACATGTCAGATACTCCAATCAGCGCCGGCGGCGAGCTTGTTCCTGAGGAACAAGACCTTGCCCGCGCACTCATTCAGATAGCCGACAAGTACGGCAAGTTCAATGAGGACCAGACTGGTATCTGGGCAGACTACCACGAGCCTGAGGACAACCCTTACGCTGAGATGGGTGTCAAGTGTGGCAACTGTGTTCTCTACCGCGGCGGCGAAGAGTGCGCCGTTGTTGCTTTCAAAGTTGACCCAGAAGGTTACTGCCGCTTTGCTGTTTTGCCTGATGGTTCTGTCGACCCTAGCAAGGCACCAGAAGGTGAAAAGCCTTACGAGAACCACGAGTACTACGAAGAAGATGGCGACGAGCTAAAGTTCGTGCTAGCAACTGCAGGCGCTAAGAAAGCTCCTAAGAAGGACCGAATCTACGGTTCAAAGAAGAACAGCAAGGGTTCTGCATCAGGAAGCCGTAAGATCGTCTTCTCAAAGAAGGTCGAAGACTCTCTAAAGGAAAAGGTCAAGAACCACAACGAGAAGGTAACAGCAGCAGGCAAGAAGGCAACTTTGTCTGCTCTAAAGGCTGCTTACCGCCGTGGCGCTGGTGCTTTCTCATCTAGCCACCGACCAGACCAGAACAGAAACTCTTGGGCAATGGCACGTGTCAATGCTTACCTACACTTGCTAAAGACTGGTTCACCTAAGAACAAGAACTACGTGCAGGACAACGACTTGCTGCCATCTGGACACCCAAAGTCGTCTCGCGGCACCACAGCAGCTTCGTTCTATGAAGACCTAAACAAATACCTAACTATCGAGCTTCGAGACGAAATGGACTACGAAGACCCAGAGCACGCGTTGCTAGCGTTTGCTGAGTTCTCAGGACAGGGATACGAAATCATCCCAGCACTAAGGTCAGCTTGGCTACGCGGAACCCAGAATGACGAGTCTGCTTTCGAGCGGGCAAAAGAACTTGCCATCAATCTTTATGAAAGCCGTGACGCAGACCTTCTGCCACGACAGGGAAAGGCTAACTAGTGAGTAGCGATTACGAAAACCTAAACGTACCGGAGATAGACGGCACTCCGAGCATTAGAGTTCGCATTGCCGAGCTAGTGTTCATTGCGAATGCTCGTGTTCTTCCTGCTCGCCGCGTGCCACTGACTGCCGCATTGACAGTAGCGGATCGAGTGCTTACTCGCTCTTCTTTCAGTGATGCAACTGCTAGGTTGTTCGCAGTCGAACGTGCCGTTACTCGCTTTATCTCACTAGCAACTCTAGGCGCTCGCACTGGAGAGTCTGTCGAGCACCTAGACCTTCTTCCAGTTGCACACCCGCTTTCAGAGGCACTATCTCCACTAACTGCATCTGCTATCGCAGAAGCCCGTGCTGAATGGCTTGCAGCTGACCCTAGAATTGCCGACGAGCTTCGCTCACTAGTTGCATCGGCATACACACTCGAATTTGGTTCAGTCGAGCACACACATGCTCTGGCGCGTCTAGAAGCTGCAGGTGCAGAACTTCCACTCGACCTTGCTGCACTAGTAGCTGTAGGCGGAAACTCATCGGCTGCCCGTAGTGCTCGTGCACGTCGTCAGCTTCGTGACCGTCTAAAGCGCTTCGCCTTTGAAGGTGGTACTGGTGGATTCCTACTCCGCTTAGGTTCAAAGGTCAAGTCAGAGGTCGGAACGCTTCTAGGCGGCTCGTCGACAACAGGCATCGCTGAAGTTTACATCACTCAGGACAACGAAGAGTTCGGTCTCAAAAAGGGAGACATTCTTCCTGTAAGCCTAGACAACTACGAGGCTCTAGACGTTGCTCTTACAGAAGAGCAGCTCAAGAAAGCTGGAATCGAGCTTCCAGGCAGTGAAGTCAGTTCAAGTAAGCGTGCACAGGACGTCAACGAACTTCTTGCTAACAAGCTAGAAGCTCCAAGCGACTGGAAGAAGCTTCCAAATGGTGACTTCGTAACCGAGGACGGCTTTGTCGCCACTCCTAAGGGAGACCTAAAGTACGAGCTAAAGGATGAGAACGGAAACTCTGTTCCAGGTCTAGAAGCAGCAGAGTGGCCAGAGATTCAGCAGCACATCAAGCAGGTTGCCGAAGCCGAATTCGGTAGTGCTGCCGACCAGGAAGCAGATGCTGAAGCAGCTACTTACAAGAAGAAGGACCTAAAGGTCGAGCAGCTTGCCATTGGTGACCAGCTTCCTCAGTACTACCCAATCAAGGGTGCAGAAGCCAACCTTCTAAAGAAGCGCGAAGAAGACCCTAACTACGAGCTTCCTCCTACAGACGAGATTATTGGTGTCTACAAGGCATCAAACCCAAGTAAGCGTGGAATCAAGGTACGCGACCTTGCAACCGGCAAAGAACGCTACTTCGAGGTCAACAAGACTGCACGAATCTACGACGTTCGCCAGAAGCAAGTAGACAAGCCAGCAGAGCCTAAGCCTAAGTTCGACCCTACAAGCGTAAACAAGTACGACGGCAGCGGCATGTTGAAGCCTGAACCTACTGGCTACTTGCTCGGTCCTGATGAGACTATGGTCGACAAGACAGGTCCTGAAATCAAGGTTGGCGACGTCGTTGTTACTAAAGATGGCAAGGTTCGTAAAGTCGCCAAGAAGTTCTCAATGGACTCAGGCGACCAAATCACATTTGATGACAACAGCTCACTTACACTTAGTGAGCCTGACACTCTAAAGGTTGTTGCCAAGAAGGGTGATACCGCTCCTATCACCGACCTCTACCCTGTCGGTTCAACAGCTCAGCAGGTCTATCGACCTAGCGCTCCTGGACTTTCCCCTCGTGCAACACGCTGGACCAAGACCGAAGACGGTAAGTGGACCAACGACGAAACAGGTGCAAAGTCAGACACACTGCCTGAAGACCCTAAGGGATTCCAACCTATCGGTGGCGGATACCTTGACAAGGTAGTAGTAATTACTCCTGCAGAAGCCAAGAAGGGCAAGTCGCATGAGGCAGTAGGCCTAGGTAAGATTACGTTAGACAAGCCGCTAGACCTTGAAGAAAAGTTCAAGGAATTCCGTGACAAACTTAAAGGCATGTCTGACAAAGAAGTCATGGATGCGCTTGCCGAGTACAACGACAAGGTCATGAACGACATCAAAGAGGGTAACGCGATCTTGCCTCCTGGTTCGTCCGAGATCGAAAAGGAAGCTGCACGCCGTGGCCTAGTAGTTGAGGCACCTGCAAAGAAGGCAGCACTCAAGAACCCACCTAGCATGAAGCAGAAGGAAATGATTCGCTCCATGCTAAAGGAACGAGTTATGACTGCCGAGCAGCGCCAGCAGTACATGGACCGCTTCGCTAAGACTGACAAGTTTGGCATCAATGAGCTATTCAATGAACTAAAGGCCTTCCCTAAGGCTAAGGTTCCTCTGACTGATGGTAGCGACCCGCTAAACCAGCACGAAAACCCTGAGCTAGCAAAAATCAAGCAGAAGCTTGCACCATTCGACCTAGACGGTTCTATCCGCCGCTACATCGACGAAAAAACTGCAAACGGTGGAGAAGTTAGCGCTAAAGAAATTCGCGACCTGCTAAAGGACAACAAGGACTTTGACCCTACCAAATCTTACGTAGACTACGCTAATGAAGCACAGTCCCTAAACATAAGTCTAGGCGTCTACAGTACGGAATCTGAGAAGAAGGCTGCTGAAGAATCTTCAACTAAGTCCAAGGCGGCCAAGGAAGCTCTTGAGGCTAAGCTAGATGCTCTAAAGACCGAGCAAGCAGACTTGGCTCCACTATCTAAAGAAGAGCACCAGTCTAAGCTCAATGAGCTTGCTGGTCTAATCTCAGATAAGAATGACCCTAACGGCGACGTGCGCAACGGAATCTTGAACGGAACTCTACGCACGGGTGCCGAAATTGTTGACGCTCTCCGTAAGCAGGAAATCAAGAACGAGTACAAGACAACGTCACCAACTAGTTTCGCTAGTGGTTACAAGTACATCTCAGCAGATGAGTCAAAGAACCCAGAAGAATGGGAACTCATCAATGCAGCGTACAGGCTTTCACCTCCACCTGTAGATTTCGCTCCTCAGTTCGTAGCAAATAGCCTGCGTAACTATGACAATAAGAACGGTGACCTATCTAAGCTCATCAACTCCGGTGCATCAGCTAATGAGATTTTTGCCTGGCTAGATGAAAACTCGCCTGCGTGGAAAGAGCGCCAGAACGACTACAACACTCGCATGTATGTCGACCTACCTTGGCCATCTCAGAAGGCAAGCTGGAAGAAGTTTGGTGAGCTACTCCAGACAATCTACGACCTTGACAAAGATGAGTCTCCTGCAGACGACCAGCCAAACATCGAGTTCGTCTCAGCGCTAAGCGAAAAGCTACCTGAAAATACCATTAGCTCACTTGACGAAGAACTTCCTAAGGCCTTTAGTGGAGACTCACTAAGCGAACTACTAGGCAAGGTCAACGATGAGGAAGACCTACAGCGTGTTGTAGACGAGATTTCTATTGCTCGTGCTTCAGAAGCGGTTACACCTCAGCAAGAAGCTCTACTTGAAAAGGTTCAGGACGCAGCAATACAGAAGTTCTATGAGGACAACCCAGACCTTGAGAACACTATGGCAGAACCAGCCAACATCGTTGTCCCGGCAGTTCAGCCTGAACCGTCAATTGAACCTGATGACGAAGCACCTTCACTAACTGTCTCAGAGCTTTACGAGTCACTAGACGACCTTGCAGACTTAGAGGGTGGATACCCAATCTCACTGTATGAGCAGGTTGACGAAATCCAGGAAGGCGCTGACAACATCGAAGTACTACGCGAAGATGTTGCTGACCTTCTAGAAGCCGGAGACAAGGAAGGCGCTGCTAAGAAATACGCTGAACTTGCAGATGCTTACGACTACTTTGCAGACCAGGTTGAGCTTGCTCGTGAGCTTGGTGCCGACGCATTTGATGACCCTGACTTCAAGAAGAAGGACCAGGACAAGGTCATTGCTGATTACAAGAAGGCGGCTAGCATAGCGCGTGAACTTTCTGCAGCAGCAAAGACAGACCAGACAGCACCGTCAACGCCAGGTACATCTGACGAGAACTACGCTGCAGTGCTATCTGATGGAGCAGACATCAAGTCAGGCGAGCTAGTCCACTTTACAACTCCAGAAAACGCAAAGGCTATTCTTGAAAATGGATTCAATCCAGAAGGCAAGGACACACTAGGCGGCAGCCAATGGGGAATCCCAGGCGCTATGTTTGCAGCCGAGTATGGCTATGACATGAGCGAGTACATGGCTAGCGAGTACTGGGCACAGAACCCAGACCAGCAAGAAATCGGAAAGCTCAAGGTTGAACTTCCAGCAGACACGAGAGTTCTCAAAGCTACATGGACAAACAACAAGAAAGAGCTTGAGACACAGGCCGGCCTAGACAAGATTGGTGCCGCAGGCGCTTTCGACTTCATTCAGAACAAGCGTGAAGAAGAGAAGGCAAGTGGCAAGGGCCTAACAGAGCCAGTAGAGCACCTAATTGCTCAGTGGGCATCTCAATCCGGTGAGTTTGACGCAGTTGATTTTGGTGGCGAGGTCATCATCTTCAATAAGAACCAGCAGGACGTTGCTCCTAAAGAAACTTTTGAAGTGCTTGCTGAAAACAAACCAGAACAGCCGCAAGCACAAAGCATCAAAGATGTCGAGTTTGGTGCAACCCAAGTTTACGAAATCGGTGACACCGTGTATGCGGACTACGACCCGAAAGACACTGGAATCGGGTTTATTCGCACAGGTAAAGTAATCGACCGTAACTTGGCAACAGGTGACTACCTAGTTCAGGTAGACGACACCGATGCAAACGGAAAAAGCGCAGGCAAAAAGATAGCCTTCAACAAGAAAGACATGGCTCCGCTTGCTGCTAAATCAGAACCAACGCCTGAAGAACCTACTCCAGCCGAAGAGCCGGCAGAAACAGTAGAGAACCCGTTCAGTACTGATAACAGTGATAAAGCTCTTACTGAGTCCGGTTTTGACCGTGAAGCAGTTGACAACTTCGATGCAAAGATAGCAGTCATTCTAGATAAAGAAGACACTGGCTACGAACCTATGCTCAAAGGCATAACTGGCAATGAGAACATAGTCAAGAACATTCTAGACGACCTAGACGCCTCCGATGGTACAAACAACATTGCACTATCAAGTTCACTTTACGAACTGAAAGAAGCACTAGCAAGTCAAGGTGCAGCTCCTCAGATTACTGAATACATCGGTAAGCTAGCTGACACTCTAGACGCTTTTGTTCCTGCTGACAACGGCAACAAAAACAATCTAACCGCAGTTGATGCAATCAAGGAAGAACAGGCCGGAAACCTAGACCTCTCTAAGTGGAAGAAGGTAGGCGGCCAGAAGGGTTCTAACCCAGGCGGAACCTACGAGAACCCAGAAACTGGTGAGCAGGTTTATGTCAAGACTCCTAAGTCTAAGCTACACGGTGAGAATGAGCGTCTAGCCTCTGCACTGTACGATGCAGCTGGAATCTCATCTGCAAAGGTGTTCGCTGGCAAGGACGCTAATGGCAACGATGTCACCTACTCACCGATGATTGATGGTGCAACTCAAGACCTCAAGAAGCAGCTCAAGAACAAAGAGTACATGGCTCGACTACAGCAAGGCTTTGCTATTGATGCATTGCTTGGCAACTGGGATGTAATCGGTCTAGACTTCGACAACGTGGTAACTGACAAGAACGGTGAGCCTGTTCGTGTAGACCCAGGTGGTGCGCTACTATTCCGTGCACAAGGTGCTCCAAAGGGAGACGCCTTTGGCGAGGACGTTCCAGAGCTAGACGCATTCACTGATAAGAGTAGTTCACGCCCATCTGCAAAGGTCTTCAGCCAGATGACTGATGAGCAGAAGCTAGAGAGTGCAAAGGTTCTACAGAACCTGTCTCCTTCTCAGATAGATGAGCTAGTCAACTCGATTATCTCTGACCCTGAAAAGCGTGAGGAACTCAAGACTAAGCTAAAGGCGCGTCGAGAGTTTATCCTCAACAAGTTCGAGCTGAGTGACAAGCCAGCAAAGCAGAAGAATCCTGCAGCAGGTTCATCTGGCAAGACCGTAAAGCTTGATGTCAATGGCGACAATGAAAGCCTGAAGGCACAGCTAGAAGAAGCGGCTAAGAACGGCGACCTAGTCTCGTTCAAGTACAACGATAAAGAACGAATCGTTGCTCCGACATACGTCTGGACTAACCCTAAGAATGGCAACATCAACCTAACTGGAGAAGAAGATGGAGTTAGCAAGAACTACACTCTCCAAAACTTCGAGCCTTCTTCACTAGCCCCTGCCGTAGAAGAGCCTACTCCAGCCGAAGCCACTACTGTAAACCTAGGAGATGACGCTACCAGAACTGAAGCAGCAAAGTCTATCCAGTCACAGCTACCAGATGGCTACACAGCTACACCTGAAAAGGGTGTAGGTACCACTGGATTTGTCATGGTCAAGAACTCACAAGGTGAAACAGTTGCCATGGTGACCAATGACCCAGACGACCCAAACAAGCTTGCAGTCCAGAATTTCAAGGCTGGTTGGAAGATCGAGTCAGTCTCGACACTAGATGAGGCAACCGCCAAGCTAGTCAACGCTACTAAGGTAGTTGAAGAACCTGGACAGGTAGTTCAGCTATCAGATGGCTCGACTGGAAAGAAGGGCAGCAAGGTCGTCCACAGCAAGAACGGAATCACTGGAACCATCGTTGGTTTCCAGAAGGACCCGAACTATGTGAAGGTAAAGCCAGACAACGGCGACCCTATCAAGATTATGTCTATCAACCAGATTAAGTCTAACGGCTCTGGCGGAGAAGGCGTAACACCTCCTACAACTCCTAATGCTCCTGAAGCGCCTGAAGCACCTAGCACTCCTGAAGCTCCTGAAGCAGAAACTTTTGTTCCTCAGAAATCTGAGAACATGACACTGTTTGCAGGTTCAGACGGCATGCCTAGCAAGGTCATAGTCATCAAGACCTACGAAGGAAAGTGGGATGTGGTCTACGACTACAACGGTCCGAACTTCAAGCCGCTGCACACAGACCTGAACTCTCGTGAAGACGCAGAAGCAAAGGCTCTAGAGTCTATAAAAGCCGCTCCTCTAGAAGTAAAGCCTGCAGAGCCAGCGTCTAGCGGTCCTAAGAAGTTCACATTCGACTTCATGAGTTTGTCCGATGTCACCGATGCTCCTGAGATAAAGGTTAGCGATGACGACCTTGACCCAGACAACGAGAAGATTAAGACCGACGCAAATGGAACGCTAATCAAGCCTGGAGCAATCGTCAAGGATGAAAATGGCCGAGTTGGCGTGTACCGCACACCTGGATACGGCGACCCGAAAAAGATTCGTATGATTTGGGAAGATGGTACTCAGGACTCAGTCATGCCTGACACTGTGACTGCAACAGGTAAATACATAGAGCCTGGTATCGCAGGTGTGTACGCTGGTCTAGCGGACCTAGATTTTGAAAAGAAATCTGAACCTCTACCTGCAGACTACGTTGCCAACGGACTAGCCGATAAGAACGGCAATAACCTAGGCTACATGCAGATGGTCGTCGACAAGAACGGCGACATGGGTGTGGTTATTGAGCACAAGAGTTACAACGGTTATGTCAAGGTCGCATTCCCAGACGGAATGAAGACACGTAAAGCCGACACCCTTGTTGGACTTGACAGTCGTTACACAAAGGGTGAGTACAACCTCAAGATTGCACAAAAGCACTACAAGGCAATATCTGGCGGGTACAGCAGTGACAAGTACAACCTGCCTACATTTGGAAAGACAGTCGCTAGTACCGGGTCAAAGGTACCTTCAGGTAAGCTAAGTGTTCCAAAGAACGGTGCAGGAGCTAAGGTTGAAGGAGTCAAGAACCTAAACTGGAACGAGTCTGACTTTGAAGGAGCTCCTTCACTAGAAGAGCTTCTCACCATGGTTTCAGATACCAGCAAGCCTGGCTCTGGTCTTCGTGGTGGTTCTATTGCTCTAAACTCTGGTTCAGTTGAAGACCTAGACTTGAGAATCATGGCAGCATCTGGCACTAATGGAGAAGATGCGTACCTACTCAAGTACAAGTTGACTAGCTGGGCAGGAGATGAGCTTGCGAACACACTAGTTGAAATGGTCAAGAATAACGACCCTAGAGTTACTGTCGTTAGTGGACTATTTGTTCCAGAAAACGCTATCGATGGTGACAAGGTCTCGTTCACCCCTGGTGCCTACAGTGATAAAGCTAAGTTCAAGAGCGGTTATGGACAGACCTTCGTAATAACTCAAGAAGACGGCACAAAGATTTACTTTATGCGAGCAGACGTGCCTACTCAGCACAAGTCAGGTGCAGCAAAGATGAACTCTGACGCTCCTAGAGCTTATCACAACAAAATCATGATTATTGCACCTAAGGACAAGGCTACGCCTGATGCACTAGCAGCAGCTCTTCAGACTGCTGGAGTCCAGGACGTGAGACCAAGCACCCAGGCAGACGCAAAGATTCTTATTGAAAACCGCCTAATGAGCATTTTTGATGAGAAGGTAGACCCTAAGGTCAACCCATCTGGTAAGGAGCGCGAGGAAAGCCTACAGCGTATCAAAGACAAGTGGGGAATCGGCCCTGAGAATGTGACTATCACGACTGGTGCCGGCGGTCGTATTGAAATGCGTCTAGACCCTGAAAGCGCAAAGAAGATTGCTCAAAAAACCAAGATTAAGGTTCTACGCCATAACCTAACTGGTGGAAGCCACATGAAGGGCAGCAGCTCTACTGAGACCAAAGAGGAACAAGTCGAGCGAATTGCAAACTACTTTGTTAGTCGAGTAGCAAGTCCACAAGGTGGCCTGCTGTCTACGACTACCAGATGGAGTGAAGGTGTTCCTACTGGAGGAATGTCCAGCCAGGCTGACATCAAGACTGGTGGTGCAGACTATGTATTCACCACACCGGTCCACGGCGTGATTAGCAAAAACGATTCATTGGTCCCGTTGATTTACTTCAATGCCGAGCGCGCATTCCAGCGTCTAGACTTCTGGGCTAACCAGAGTGACCAGTTTGGAAAGCGTACAGGTAAGAGCCCGATTGACCAAGCTGTACCAGGCGGTTATGAGGTAATGTTCAAGGGACGTCTAAGCTTCGATGACGCCGAGGTTTTGATGGTAAATGACCAGACTATGAGAACGCTAGTCATAACCAAGCTCCGCCAAAAAGGCATCAATGAACTTGGAGGCCGACCACTAGAGGCAGTAATTATGACTGGTGAAGACTACCAGGCACTTATCAACCCTATGACAAACTAGGATAAGGAAAAAGATGGCGCAAAGTATAGACATGAGCGAAACACAGCTCAATGGCAGTGAAACACAGTACGCCTACGGCCCTATGGTTATGGAGGCTAAGGATAGTGATGGAGACTTAGGTCACCGAGCTGTGTACTCCTTATCCGTTTCCGATGAGGATGACTATCAATACGTCATACTTGGAGGAGTCGAAGGTTCTGGTATGTATCTACTAAAATCTCCTTCAGACATACAGGTAGACGCATCTGCTTCAAAGATAACATTTCAATCTCAAGGTACAATGTACACAGTACGTAAGTTCCAGGATTCAGATGGAGTTTGGGCTTCGACGACTGGCGCCGCTGTGCCGGCCGAAGCACTAGAGGAGATTTTTATGAATGAAATTGCTGCCGAGGTAGCTCCTGAATCAGTGAAGGACTACGCGCCGGAGGAGCTATACGCTCTGTCTGACAACGATGGAAAAGTCACTTTTCTAGTTTACTCAGGCGCCAATGTAACCTACATTCGCAAGGACGGCAAGTGGGAAGTTCTAGACGACCCTAATGGAGATGTACTAGATGACATGTACATTGACTATATATCTCCAGAGTTTGTCGAACTATTTGACAAAAAGGAAAGCAAGGGTCTGACCACAGCTGACCTAGTTGACTACGAGGCTGAGGAGACAGTCACCGTTACCGCATCCGCTGCCACGGGCTTCAAGTTTGCCAGTGTCATCAACAAAAAGGACTAGCATGTCAGAAATCATCGGGTACGATGGTGCTCTTGCTCTGATTCAACAGGGCGATAACTCAGTCATTGTAGACACCGACCTAAACGTAATCGTAGACAGCGGGCTAACCGCTGCTATGAAAAAGAAGCGTAAGTGGAGCAATAGCAAAAGCTGCGAGGTTAGCGGTTCTACTCTAGAACTAGCTAACGGAGCATTGTCTACACTTAGCATAAAGGTTATCACTGCATCAGGCAGACTCTACACGATTCCTAGCGGTGTTCAGGCAGAAGCTAAGAAAGCCATTGAATGGCGCAAAGAACACAAGCGTGGCGGAACGAACGTCGGCCTAAACACTGCTCGCACTCTTGCCAAGGGTGGCCAGATTGGCATTGAAAAGATTCGTCACATTGCTAAGTATTTCCCTCGCCACGAGGTTGACAAGAAGGCTAAGGGCTACGAACCTGGAGAGCCTAACTTCCCATCTAATGGTCGTATTGCATGGGGACTTTGGGGTGGTGACGCTGGTTGGCGCTGGGCGAAGAGCATCATTGAGCGTGAAAACAAGAAGGCACTAACAGCTGACGGTTACGCTCTAAACGAATACTACGTAGAGCCTGGTCTCTATGACGTAGACACAACCTATGATGCAGTTGTAGACGACTTCAAGAACGCTATTGAAGCAGATGGCTACGAAGACATTGACGCACCTGAGTTTATGGTTCGTGTTCGTATGGACGGTTCTGGCATGGATCGTCTATACAAGATTGACGTTGATGGCAGAGTATACGTCTGGGATGACGGCTGCTGGGATGACCTAGGACACGTAGATGGAGACATCTACACCTATGACAAGGCGCTAGACGATCCATACGACCTAGTAGCAAAAGACTACTTTGTAATCGACCCTGCATCTGCAATTGTGGTATCTGCAATAATGCAGCAAAACCCACACAAGGCCGTCTCTATCTTTGAGGTAGACTCCATGGAGGCTAGCCTAGCAGAACGTGCAGCCGACCAAATCGATTTGACACTAGTTGACTACGCAATGGTTGCAGCTACACAGCCTGCGCAGCCTGCTGCACCTACACCTAAGACTGATGGAAAGTACACACCTGAAGAGCGTTCTAAAAATGCTTCTAGCCAGCCTAGAAACGCAGCTGGACTGTTTGCCAAGGCAGGTAGCACCGTGTCAGTTGAAGGTGGAAGACCTGGTGTAATCCAGAGTATCGACAAAGCTTCTAAGACTGCAGTCGTCCAGCACGCTGATGGCACTAGCACAGTTGTGCCTGTAAACCAGACACGTACCGTAGATGTGAAGGCTGCAATTGCTCAGCCTCAAGGTCAGCAGAAGCCTATTGAACCTCTAGATGTTAGCGGTATCATTGGAGAGCCTCGCACTCCTTCAGACCGTGGAGACGTACAGATTCCTGGAACACTTCCTGCTCTGACTCCAAAAGACATCGGAAAGATGGTTGCCGACTGGCCTGCATGGGTCTCTGAGACTCGTCAGCAGAGTGTTGCACCGTCAGTTACACCTACAAAGGCAGGTGAATCAGATTGGAGTCAGAAGCAGGCTAACGATTCAAAGACGCCTTTCCACAAGGCTGACATGAAACAGTTTGATAACGACCCTGTTCTTCAAAAACTTCAAAAGCTAACTGGCGTAAAACTCACACTTGATGCTTACAAGCACCCTCTACTAAAAGACTGGCTAAACACTAAGGGAAAGAATAACACTAGCCCTAATGCTATTTGGTTCCAGCCTGTCACCGGAGCAGGTGCAGCATCTGAGAATGTAGCACTGACACCAGAAACAAGCGACGTTCCTCCGCTGTTTATGGCACTAGTCTCACCAGACGACCCTCGTGCCGTGATGGACGTAGTTGCTCTAATTCCAGCTAGCACTCAGTCGACTGACCCTGTGGCCTTCGTCCGTGAAGACAGAAAATGGGTAAAGAATGACCAGGTCATGAATGACTTGCGCTCAGCTACTCCACCACCTGTAGTTCCACTTGACGCTGAAGCGCTAGCTTCTGTAATGGAGCAGACTGACGACGTTCAGGCAGAAGCCAAGACTGCATCGGCATTTACGCCTGACTTAGTGCTTATGGTGCTTTTTGGCCCTAATCCTGAAGCACTTCGTGCAGCAGCTACTCGTAGTGAAGAAGAGCTAAATGCTCTATCTGCAGGTGCTCGCCCACCTAGTGCGTACAACATTGACAAGAACAAGGGCAATGCTGAAAAGCTACGCCGCTACTGGGTTCGAGGCAAGGGTGCGTCAAAGATTCGCTGGGGCGAGGGTGGAGACTGGAAGCGCTGTGTCCGTTACTTAGCTAAGTACCTTGGAACTCGTGCAAAGGGATACTGCCAGCTTCGCCACAAGGAAGCCACAGGCATGTACACCTCAACTCACGCAAAGTTGATTAGAGGCCGAAACAACCAGGTGAACGAGTTCATCATGGAAGAAGTTCTAACCAAGAACTACGGATTGCCAACCATCGTTACAGATGAAGACATGCTAACTCCAATCGATGAAATTCTTCTAGAGGCAGACGACCTTTACGACTCAGAGTGGCTGCCTGAAGATGAATTCGTAATGCTGCTTTCTGATGAAGGCTGCCAGGAAGCCATGACTGCTGCAGGCGGAGCTGACCGAAACCGAGGCGGCGCCGAAGAACTACGTCGCTATTGGACAGTGGGCAAGGGCGGAATGAAGATTCGCTGGAACACACCAGGTGACTGGACCCGCTGTGTCAGAAACCTATCTAAGTATCTTGGAAACCGTGCTAAGGGCTACTGTGCACTTCGTCACCACGAGATGACTGGTCAGTGGACTGGCGAGCAGCGTGACCGCAAACTTGAGATGTCTGTTCGTGACTTCGATGAGGTCCTAGATGTTGCAGAGCTAAATGCTCGTGCACACTACAACATGGAGCGTCTAGGCATGATTGCTTCATCTGGAATGAGTGGCTCAAAGTTTAGCATCCCACTGGTAATCCCAGAAGAAGTCGAGTCCGGTGACGGCCGCAGCTTTGAAAAAGGCTCAATCACTGCTCGTGACTTGCCGCTGCCATTGATGTGGCAGATTAAGACTGGCGATGGACACCAAGGTTCAGTTGTTGTCGGTCGTATTGAGTCTATGGAACGTATTGACGGCGGTATCGGAAATGCTTATGGTGTTTTTGATAGCGGTGCTTACGGCCGTGAAGCTGAGCGCATGGTCCGTGAAGGATTCCTTCGTGGTGTGTCAGCAGACATGGACAGGTTTGAGGCAACGGAAAAGAAGCCTAAGTCTAAGTCTGTAGAAGAAAACTCAGAAGGCACTAAAGACGAGCAGATAACAGCAAATCCTATAATCGTCAGCAAAGCTAGAATCATGGGCGTGACGATTGTACCTAAGCCTGCATTCCAGGAATGCAAGATCGTCATCATCGATGATGAAGAAACCAACAACAACAATCAGGAGGACAGCATGATTCCAGATGGAATCTATGTTGACGACGTCGACGCCATGGACGCAGAAGCCCTTGTGGCATGCGGCTATACGGCTGGCGCCATTCCGATGACCCCGCCTAAGAGCTGGTTTGAGAATCCAAAGCTGAACAAGCCTACTCCTCTTACCGTTGATGATGACGGCCGTGTATACGGTCACATTGCAGCTTGGCACGTGGACCACATCGGTATGGCCTTCGGCACTCGTCCACCGCGTAGCAAGAGTAACTACGCGTATTTCCACACAGGCGTATGCCGCACCGAGGAAGGCGTTGACGTTCCTGTTGGCCAGCTTACCTTGGCAGGCGGACACGCTTCAATTGAGGCTAACGCTCATGAGGCAGTAAAGCACTATGACGACACTGCGTCTTCGTTTGCAGACGTTCACGCAGGTGAAGATGCACACGGAATCTGGGTATCTGGAGCACTACGTCCAGGCACTACACCAGAGCAGATTCGTGCAATCCGTGCATCAGCACCTTCTGGCGACTGGCGTCCAATCCGCGGTTCACTTGAGCTCGTAGCCGTCTGCCAGGTAAACGTACCAGGCTTCCCGATTGCACGTGCTCGTGTTGCATCTGGTCAGGTTATGGCTCTTGTAGCTGCAGGTGCAGCTACTTTGGCGAAGATGAAGTCGGACCCAATCGCGGAATTGACCGCCAGAATCCAAAACCTAGAGCAGTTTGGTACATCAGTCGATCTATCGGCAAAAGTATCAGAACTAGCTGCACGCGTGAATAGCGAAGCCTATTTCGATGTCATCAACTATGACACTCGAATGAAGTTGGCTGAAAAGGGTCACGCAATGCCAGACGGTTCGTACCCAATTAGAAACGTTGCAGACCTAAAAAACGCAATCTATGCGTACGGTCGTGCTCCAGTGGGTAAGGAAAAAGCAGTAAAGGACCTAATCATCAAGCGAGCAAAGGACCTGCGAAAGCCTGACCTTATCCCAGATGAATGGCAAAGCCCAACTGCTAAGGACTCTCTACGCGCTAGCGCTGAGGACCTAAAGGCAAGAGTCGCAGCTGCCCAGGAGGCCCTGGGAAAAGCATCAGCGGCTGAGTTTGCAACCGAAGGTGAGGCAAAATACACCTTTGAGACTCAGCCGCGCGACTCAAAAGGTAAGTTTCGTAAGGTTTTAGCTGTTCTCAAGCAAGACTTGGGTGCAGCTGGCCTTGAAAACGAATACAAGCTTGCCAGGAAAGTCGAGATGCTAAACCAAGCTGGGCACTATGTTGCCTCGGCTCGTGCAGCATCTCAGCTCTTAGACACAGTTAAGAGAATGGAAACCGGTGCCCTAAACAGGGACTCACTGGAAAACATTAAACTATCAGCAACGCAGCTTGGGACTGCTGTGGCAAACTCGCCACTGCCGTTCGGCCATGAAACTAAGAAGATGCGTTTCTCTGACCTGCCAGCTCCTCTACAGAAGCTGACCTTGGACATGATGGAACGTGTAGAAAAGCGAATTGGCGACAAAGAAGCCGATGAGGCACACAAAGAACTTCAGAGTTACATTTCAGGCGGAAGGCTTATGACTCAGAGCAACATCTCTGCAGAGCTAAGCAAAATGCTCCGATTACTAACTTAGAAGCGATATACAATAAAAAACAGGGTGGAGTGCCTGCACGCAGACGCGTGAAGTCCCTTTACTTTGGACCAACAGCAAGTGAGTGAAGTCCACTCACAACAACTGTCCTAAGGAGGAACAGTGGACCAGATTAAGTCACAGGTTGACAACCTGTCGCAGCTAAGCGATGAACAAATCGCTGAGCTACAGCAGAACATTGTCACCGAGTTCGACTCAGTCTCAAGCACTGAACCAACTGCCGAGTCAGTTGACGCTATGACATCGCTTGCCGACATGCTTTACGCCTGCAAGGGCGAAATGAAGCGACGCGAAGCAGCTGCACAGGAGCTAGCCGAGCTAGCTGCTGAAGCAATTGAGCGCGTAAAGGGAAGCGAAGATGGAAATGTTGACGGAGAAGCAGCAATCGCTGAGGAGGCTCCTGTAGAGGAAGCCGCCGCAGTCGAAGAAGCTGCAGCCGAGGAAGTAGTTGCTGATGAAGCAGCTATGACTGAGGACGCTCCTGACGACGCTCCTGCTGAGGCTCCAGCCGAAGAAACTCCAGTAGCTGAGGAAGCTCCTGCTATGCCTGAAGGCGAAGCAATGGAAGAACCAGCTGCAGATGAGGAAGGCGAGGAGACTCCAGAGGAAGAGACCGCTGAGGAAAAGAAGGACAAAAATCCTGAAGAGGCCTCAGTTGAATCCACCGAAGCGTCTGCTACTGTGGTAGAAGGTTCAGAACTTTCGACCGAAACAACCACTGCTGAAGTCATTGAGACCGAAGCCGCCGAGGAGACTGCCGTTGTGGCAGCTGCCGAGGAACCAACCCAAGAAACAATCGAAACCGTGGACGAAGTTCCACAGGAAGAGCAGGCACCAGTGACCGCCGCAGCAGAAGAGAGCTTCCAGGCTCCAGCTGACCGTCAGCCTGTAATTCAGGTAACAGAGGCTCCAGTGGCAATCACTGCAGGCGCTGACATCCCTGGTTACACTGCCGGTAGCACCATCACTGACATGAACGAAGTAGCTCAGGCTATGGAGAAGCGTATCCACTCGCTTCGTCGTGTCAACGGAGGAGACGGAGAGCAGCACATCGTTGCATCCGTAACCACCCAGTACGCAGAGGACCGCACTCTGACTACTGACGCAGAGTCCAACTGGACCAAGATTCAGGCTGTATCTGGCCCTGAGGCACTTGTTGCTTCTGGTGGTCACTCAGCTCCATTCGAGGTCAAGTACGACATCTATGCAATCGGTTCAACCACCGAGCGCCCAGTTCGCGATGCTTTGCCTCGCTTCCAGGCTGACCGTGGCGGTATCCGCTTCATCGTTCCACCAAGCTTCGCAGGTGGCGACTACGCTAACGCTGTTGGCGTATGGACAGCAGCGGTAGATGCATCTCCAGAGTCTGCAACCAAGACTAGCCTAACTGTTTCAGCTGCAACAGAGACCACTGTCTCGACCGACGCTGTTACACTACAGCTACAGTTTGGTAACCTTGCAACACGTGCTTACCCAGAGTTGATTGCTCGCCACAACGAGCTAGCTCTTGTACAGCACGCACGCGAGGCTGAGCAGAACCTACTAACAGGTATCGGCAACAAGTCGACTGCAGTTACAACCACAAACCTCATTGGTTTCGGTCGTGACTTCCTAGTCCAGATTCGCCGTGCAGCTGTTGCTTACCGTTCACGCCACCGCATCGACCCTCAGGCTCGCCTGAAGGCCATCGTTCCTTCATGGGTATACGACGCAATGGCAGCTGACCTAACCCTCAGCATGCCAGGTGACGGTACTCTATCAGTATCGAAGGCTGAAATCGACGGCTACCTAGCCAACGTAAACGTTGACCTAGTAGCTTCGCTAGACGCAACTGTATTTGGTGCTCAGGGTGCAACTGCACTAGTTGAGTTCCCAGACAGCTTCGACTGGTTCCTATTCGCTGAAGGAACATTCTTGTTCCTAGACGGTGGAACTCTCGACCTAGGTATCATCCGCGACAGCACACTAGTCGGCACCAACGACTACAAGATGTTCGTTGAGACCTTCGAGAACGTTGCCAAGGTTGGTATTGAGTCTCTCAAGATTACCTCGACAATCAACGTCAACGGTGTTGCTGCTGCATTGCGCGACACCACAGGCGGTACTGCTGCCGCTACTATTGAGCTCTAAGCCTTAGTAATTTAGCAGATTCTGTTGAGGGGGGAGTCAGGAAACTGGCTCCCCCTGATACGGGTTCATTAGACTTATAGATAAGGATTCCAGATGGCGTTCCCAAAGAATGGCGTTGTAGAGGCACCAGTAATCGTGCCCTCCGCCTTTGGCCTACTAGCTGTAGTCAGACCTGAAAACTCAGCAGATGAGGACCAGTGGATTCGCGGCTTCTCTCAGGAGTGGGAGACAACTGTCAACAACCTCACCAACTGGGACGACACAGACTCATCTGACTACGTACTAGTAAACGGTGCAACAGTAAACTACTACGATGAAATCAAACCATTCTTCATCGAAATCGACGAGACACGTTCAACATCTGGCTTCCTTGGAATTGACCGCATTGCACGTATCAAGCGACAGCTTGAGGGCGTAACTCAGAAGGCAATTGAACGAGAGCTATGGAGTGGTGACATCCGCATTGCTGAGTCTCACGACAACAAGGCATTGATTGGAAGCACAGCTACTGTTCTAAACTCAGGGACAGCGCTATCTGCAAAACGTGCACTAGCTCTGCTTGAGCACACGATTGCAACTACTTCTCACGGAGGCGAGCAGGGTATCATCCACATGACTCGTGACGTTGCTGCTATCTTGTCAAGCAACTCAAACATGCTTTTCCACGACATCGGTCGTGACCACCTGCAGACAATGGGAGGAACTCCTGTAGTCGTAGGTTCTGGGTACTCTGGCCAAGGACCGGCCAGCGTTACCGACGGCACACAAACTGCAAGTGCTACAAACAAATGGATTTACGCCACCGGCACAGTCAAGGTATACCTAGGCGATGTCGATGTCGTGAACGACAACCTAAGCCAGGCTTACGATGTCGCAGGAAACCAAAATGACATGAAGTTGAAGGCAATCCGCCCAGCGGCGGCTTACTTCGATACATCCATCCACCTCGCTGTTCGAGTCGATCTAACGGCGTAACCACAACAACCTAAGGAGAATAGCTAAATGGCTACTCAAGATTATGCTGCTAGCATCCAGGGTGTGTCGATTCGTGTCACCCGACTAGATGCTAACGGTAACTTGCTAAACGGACCTGGTGACTCATACACCACGTCTGCATTCATGCGCGTTTCGTTCACACCAGAATACGAAGAAGGCGATGAAATCACCGAAAAGTCGGCAAACGGTTCTGTCTGCGTAACATACAAGTCTCCAGACACCCTAAAGCGCATCACCATGGAGCTCGCAATCTGTGAGCCAGACCCAGAGCTTACATCACTAATCTCAGGTGGTTTGCTTCTTCGCAAGAACCTAGGAACCTTCGCCTCGCCAAACAACCAGTCAATCGGTTGGGCAGCTCCTGGTGTTGGTGACGACCCTGCCGGTAACGGTGTTTCTATCGAAGCATGGTCATGGGCTATCAAGGATGGCAAGAAGGCCGGCACTCTGCCTTACTTCCACTGGGTCTTCCCATACGCAAAGCTTCGCCAGTCAGGTGACCGCGTCATTGAGAACGGCATGCTTGCAACCACATTCGAAGGCTACGGTCTTGGAAACGTAAACTTTGCGTCTGGTCCTGACGGCCGTTGGGAGTTCCCAGTTGCTGCAGAGCGTCCATACTCATACGCACGTGCTGAATGGGCACCGAGCGGTCTCAAGGGCTTCTACACCTGGAGCTACACTGAGGGCGAAACTGAGAACCCAACCTACACAGCAGTTACTGACCTTGACCGCACACCACTGCTCAACGTCACTAACAAGGTACTCACCAGCGATGTTGCAACTCTTACCACTGAGGTTGCACACGGTTACAGCACAGGTTCTTCTGTTGTTGTTGCAGGTGTTGACTCGACCTTCAATGGTACATACACCTTGACAGGCACAACTTCAACAACCTTCAGCTACGCAAAGGTCAACGCCAACGTTATATCTGCAGCAGTTACCAGCGCAGATGCAGTTGTCTACAGCACTCCTTCGCTGTCAACAACTCAGTACAACGTACCTGGAAACATCAACTACAACGCTGACATCGGTACAGACCGCGTCATCCGTTCGAACGAGGACCCAACAAGCTAATAAAGTAAGAGAGCGGGCGGCACGTCACATTGATAACTTTCATAGACGTGTCGCCCGTTTTACTAAGATAAGGAGTCGCGATGAGCGGATTGTGGGTTACGGCCGACGAACTAGGGTCGTACGCTAATACTGAGTATGCTGAAGAGGCAGCTCAGGCCGCATCGTTCCTCCTCTGGGCCATGTCTGGACGACGTTTCAATGGAGTGACTACAATCACTGAGCGATACGCTTGCGCAAAGCGAGCCTATCGTATGGGACCTTCTTCTAAGAATTATGCTGCTACTCTTATCAATGGAGAAGCTTATAACGTTCCTGTCGCCGACTTTGACCAGTATGCTGAACTAGTATCTGACGGTTTGGCACCAGAATCACGTATCAAGTTGCGTGGACGTCCTGTAACAGAGATTCACGCTATCCGCACTCGTGACGGCAAGATTATTGACCCAAGCAGCTACTACCTTGTTGACCACTCAACTATCCAGGCGGTAGCTGGTGTGCCTTGGACTCCTTGCAACATTGAGATTACCTATTCTTACGGAACAGTCGTTCCGGTAGCTGGCAAGATGGCAGCTAGAACTCTTGCAATTGAGTTTGCAAAACTATGGGCCGGTGACGACGACTGTGCTCTCCCACAGCGTGTTACCTCAATCGCCCGTCAAGGCGTGTCTTACACACTACTAGACAGCCAAGACTTCATCGCTGAACTGCGAACCGGCGTTTACGCAGTAGACTTGTTCCTAAAGAGTGTAAACCCAGACGGTGCTAAAGCTCGTGCTCGAGTGTTTAGCCCTGATACACCACGTGCACGTCGCTACACACCAAAGCCACTTGCACTAACTGCCAGTAGCACACTAGACTTGACAATCGTACGCAGTACTGCTGCAACATTTACTACTGCAGGCAAAAACCTAGATACTAGCATTTTTGAAGATGAAGAAGGCTGGAGTCCTAAGGTTGTAGTGCGCAGCTGGAGTGGCCTAATGTCTGGTACCGTAGATAGTGCTAACGTCACTCTTACCGGTGCAAACGAAGTAGAGTTTTCAATTCCTTATGTGACTGCACAAAAGGCATTGGGAATGGTTGACCCAGGAACCTGGACTCTGTACGCTACCAAGACCGTTGACGGTGTTGAGGAACTTGCAGAAATTGGTGCTGGAAACCTAACAATCAAGATGTATAACCAATAAGAAAAGAGTAGAAATGTCAATTCAGACAAACTTCCGCGCCGAAGACATGCTTGGCGCACCAAAGGCAGCCGTAGTAGCAACTCCTGTAGTTGAAGCTAAGAAGGTTGCAGCACCTGCAGCAAAGAAGGCTGCAAAGCCTGTAGAGCCAGTAGTTGAGGCAGTTGTCGAGCCAGTTGCTGAAGTTCCAGCAGTTGAAGAGACAGTCGTCGAAGAAGCTCCTGCGGAGACAGCTGAGTAAATACAATGGCAACCATTGACGTCCTTGGAGTAGACGAAGACGCGCTAAATCTCAAAGAGATGCTAGACGGTGTTCTAGCACGCGTCGAGGCTACATTTCAGTCATACAACGTGTCGCTACCGTCGCGACGCTACTGGACTATGGGCCGTCCTGCCATCGACTGCGAACAAGTCACGGTATCAATGATACAGATGTACCTAGGCGCTCCTGGCGCTCAGGTATCACTGCCTCAGCGATGCAATGTGCCACGAAGCGCAACACTAAACGTCTCTATTTCTAGAGAGACTCCAGTCGTCGGTGCCAATGGACGTCCTCCTTCGCCAGATAAAATCGAGCAGGCTGGAATGTGGGCAGCAATTGATGCGTGGGTTTTGATGCAGTCTATCAACCAGCTAGACCAGTGGGATGAAACCGGTTACGGTGTGGGTGTCATTGCAACACTAGACACTCCTGAGCCTGAGGGTGGATTCCAGACTGTGACATTGCAGATTACTATGGCAGTTCCATAATGGCAAGTGTAACCATCTACAAAGGCGAACTTCGCAGAT